TAAAAACGCCCTTAGGCGGCGCATTAGGAGGCGCGTTAGGTATAGCAGGAGCAGCTTATGTTGGGTGGGAAATCGGTACATGGATTAATGACACTTTCATTAAGCCGTTTCTTGATGAACAAGATAGAAGAAATGCAGAAGAAACAAAACGAGCTGCAGATGCATTAAAAAAAGCCCAAGACGCACTCCCAAAAACAAGTTCTGAAGATCTTAATAAACTAGTTAATCAGGGAACGATGACGCCTAAAATGTTAGAAGATCTAAAATTACAACAATATAAAGAACTTTTCGGAGACAGAGCAAAACCAAAAGTAACAAATATTATGAAAAGCCAGATGGGTAGTAGTGATGATACATGGAAAACTATACAACAAATTACAGATCATGAGAATAGATTTTCATTAGAGCATCTAAATGAATACTCGGTATATGACCCCGATCAGGTTGAAGCATTAAGATTAGAATGGCTTAAAAGCGGAGATTTCGATCCATACGATCAAGATTTTCAATCCCCTCAAGGGTATGCGCAATTAAGAGAAGAAGCATTTAGAGAACACATGAAAACAAAATTAAAACCAATGAAAGCTGGTGCTTTAACAACAAGACAAAAAAAATATATTGATTATGCAAAAAAACAATCTGAAAAAAATAATATAACGCCTGCTCCTCCATTAATTAACACAACAGCTAAGCTTATAGAAATAGCTAAAGAAAATGCTGCTAAAACCCTAGTTGAAACTTATGGAATCTCTGCAAGTGACGCTCAGAAATATGTTGAAATGGCTGCAAAAACTATGGATAAAGATACTCATAGTTTAACAGATCCTTCGATATTAACAAAAACCGCGTTAGCTTATCTTGAAAGTGAAACTGGAATACACCCTGAAGAAAAACAAAAACCTGGAGCGCCGTCTGATTACGGAAAAAACGCAGCCATCACTGAAGCAAATCAAGCTGCAATGACTGCAAGCGCTGTGAAAGAAGGTGTTAAAGAAGGTATAGCACCAGCTATTGCCGAACAAACAAAAGCATTAAATACCGCGATAACGGCAACAACTAATAGCGGTATCGCAACTAGTAATACATCATCTGTTGCAAATTCGACGTCTAATTCAAATAGCAATTTTGTTTATCCAGGAACAAAAGATCCATGGTCTGAACAAGCACAACGAGGATATATCCCTGGATAAATTTTTAGGAGACTTTATATAAAATGGCTACGGTAACTGTAGAAGAACCAGACAAGACTCACGCTGCTCTTAAAGCAAAAGAAGCATTCGGATTAAACGAGCCAAGCGAAGCTAGGTTTTTAAAAAATTTTAAAAAAAATCCATCCGAACCCGACGAATCTAGATTTAATAAAAGAACATATAGGGATAAACCAAAGCTTCTTCCTATATTTGGGTATCCTCCTTCAAACATATTAGAAAAGACAAATGAACAAATGCGTAACTCTTTTCCTGTTGCTACTTTTCTGCCATGTAAACCAAATGTTGCGTTTGGCGCAGAAATGTTTACATTACAACCCGAATGGGATGAGTATGTTGGATTATTATCAAAACACGGATTTTCGCTTCCAGAAGATAGCGAGCCAGGAATAAAGGTTGCTTTTTTAGCTGACAACTTTCCGACCGATTCTTTTACGAACGAATACGGAGAAAATTTCCTACAAGGATTTACCGATGGAATTTCTAGCATTACTGGAACCTTGGCTCAAATATCTGGGCAAACTTCTGGAACCGGCTTGTTAAAACAAATGATGATGACTGGTGGTGGCGCTGCAGACATGTTAGGTTCAGTGCTCGGATATGATACGGGAGGAAAGGGAAAAGAAATCACCGGAAATATAATTTCGTCAGCAGAAGATGCATACGAGAAAACGGCTAAAAGCTTGGGAGCAGCTGGGACGATGGGGTCTAAGCTATTGACTTCGTTTGATAGAATAATGGGAGGAGCCCGTCTTGATTTTCCTTCTCTATGGAAATCAAGTTCTTTTCAACCATCTTATTCTTTGACCGTTAGATTATTTAATCCTTATCCACAGAATATTGATGCTACTAGAAAATATATTATTGGGCCTATGGTAGCGTTAATGCTTCTTGCTTGCCCGAGAACAATTGATGGCGGAACATATACGTGGCCATGGTTTCAACAAATATCTTGCCCTGGAATCTTTGACTTAAATCCAGCGATGATTACTAATTTAACGGTTATTAAAGGAGGAGACCAACAGCAAATAGCCTTTCAAAATAGTATGGGTATATTAGATATACGAATAGATATCGGTAGTTTATATAATACAATGGTTTCTTCAGAGCAAGAAGACAAAGTTGGTGGAAGACCAACTGTTAGAAAATACGCAGATATTATGGAAAAGCAAAAATTAAATGTTATGGCGATTGGGCCTCCTGGGTCTCCAGATGTAAATACGTCCCCCCAAAATATTGATTTAACACCAAAAATTCCAGTTCAGGCAGAAGACTCTGAAACAAGATTTTTAGAGAACGGAAGATATAACAATAAACCAAGATCGGACAGCCCGGCAGCAACACCGGCAAGAACACAATCAATTGCCGATCAATTAATAAATCTTTTACCTCAAGGATTTAAAATATCAATAACTTAACAGATGGAGTTTTTAAAAGCAGAAGTAAGATATAATGCGAGGAAAACAGCGAGATTAAATTGCCCTTGGTTTGTTGATGAATTATATAATGGCAGCATTTTTACATTTCTTAGAATATGAATCAATAGATCAACAACTTGTTTTTTGAAATATACGGTTTCTGTAGTTCTTTTTATTACCATCAAACTCTTAACATATAATACATATTTACTTCCGCACAATTGATTCTTTTCTTCCATCTTCTTTATATACAAATTTAACGCCATTCTAATTTCTTCAGCGTATTGTGGATGAGATATTTCTCTAAGGATTGAGTTTGCTATATCAATTTTTATGCTCGTAAATTTTAAAGCGTTCTCTAAAGCATTTTTATCAACATATCGATACACTGTTATCTTTTTCACAATATCATCAATAGATTTTTTTCCTCTTTCAACAATTTGGTATTGAAAAGTGTTATTCCCTTCATCATCCTCAGATGGCTCAATCTGCGTTCTAATTCCGTATCCTTCTTTATCTGCTCTATAATAGGTTTCAGCAAAACTTTTAACACTCTGCGAAATTCGGTGTCTTGAAATGTAGACAAACTGAACCAATTGTTCTACATCCCATTTTTGAATTGTTGGAGCGAATCTTCTCAATACTTCCTTAGCTAAATAAACCAAACTATTGGCTATTGTTTTCTCTCTAATAAATAAATGTGTCTTTGTTAAATTATTTAATGCATAACTGAAGACTTCCTGATTACAATATTTTGGAAATTGTCTATTCATAACATGAGAGTATTGTCTAACCATATGATATACAAGTGCATCACTCAGACTCTGATAATCTCTTTTTTTAATAAACACATGCATTATTATTAGTAATAAAATTGTAGGAGGGTCTTTCATTACTTTAAAATCAGCACTTGTTGTTTCTGATAACATCCTATGAATAAAGGATTTAACGTCAGTATCGGTTAAACCAGTCTCCATAAGAATTTCGTTGTACGCTTTTTTTAATGGAGGAAAATAACAAGGTTGAGAAATAGCTGAAATTTCGGTAGCTGCCAAACGTGTGATTAACTTAGAAAGTTCTGGTGTGTATTTTAATTTTTTTAGAATTTCTTCCATTTTTTATTCCTTTACAAAACTTTTATTGAAATTGATGCTTCTGTAAAATATATATAATCTGGTGAATATTCTAATAGTTCTTCTTGTGTAAATGTGTTTATATCAAAATTAAAAAAGATACTTGATTGTGGTTCAACAACATGACAGTGATCGACACCAGTTACTTCCTGAACAATATCAATGATTTCAGATCTATAGATAGCAGTTCCAATTCCAAAACGATCAGAGAAGGCATCTAATAAAGCTTGCCGTATATCATACACCAATGAACTCACAAGTCCAGAATATGTATCATCTTTAAATACATCCAAAGATATTCTAAAAGGTATTTCATATATCGGTTCAACCCAACCATATTCTCCGAATATATATTTTGAAGCTTTATTTTCTACATAAACCATATCATCGGAATTAGGATCTTTATAACTCCAAAGAACTGGCCCGACTTGCGAACAAGTTGCTATCTTATGGTCTTGCCCTGCCCAAACACCCGTAGAGTGAGAAGAAACAATATAGCGATCCCCAAGAGATGTTGCATCTGTTATAACGGGCGCTTCGTGAAGAATATCAATCACTGGTTGGTGGTCAACATCATTCAGTTGCATATTTGTTAAGAGCCCCGTTGTATTGCTAAACTTAAGACTTACAAAATCCGTAAGCATACGATAATCTTTAAAAGTAAGGGTTGTTAATAATTTTTGTAAAACCTGTGATTCGAATTCAACCGTATCTACAAGATCATAATAAGATTTCTTAATAACCGGAATATCGTATACTGTAAAATAACTAGTCGAGTCGGATACTACATCTGACATAGTGTAGTTCTCCAAAGACTGTCTGAATACTAATGAAATTTGATATTTAGCTAACAATGAAGATCCTCTGGCAATGGTAACAAAATAATCTAGATTTCCAGCAGGGACAGCATTATAATTTGAAAAGATATAAATAAAAGAAGTTCCATCATTAATCATATCATACTTTGTGCCGGTTTGCAAGATTTCCAATTCAGCAGTCAACGCAGCAGTAGAATCATCAAAAGAAGAATAATCAATTTGCATTTGATAAACACCGGTTATACCATCTTTTGTAACAACAAAATTTTCAGCTGTGAATTCATAATTTGATAAATACTTGCCTGTTTCAACGTCAAACTCTGTGTCATAAACTGTTGATAATGTTGGAACTTGGGTAACCTGAGACACCACATAATAATAATTTGCGTTTGAATTTAATAGGTCTATCTCCATATCAAACAGCGTATAATAATCTTCTCCTCCGTAATTTAGAATGGTATTTTTTGGAATCGTTGTTGGAGAGATGGGAAATGTATAAAATATATCGCGTGTTGGTACAAGTTCGTCTCCATAATAAAGTGTTGTAAATAGATCAATTTCATTTACTTTTATATCAGAACGTTTCAGAACAGGAAGAGAATTCGCACCGATTGGAGAGTCATCAATAATTATATTCGCATTCTTATAATCATTCTCGGTCACAGTCCTTTCAAGCGCAGTAAGATTGACGATAGCATTTCTTTTTGTTTCTTCAAGTGATTCTTCGTCTGCGCCGTTAACCGCAGCAGCTGTATTAGTGACAGTATATTCAACTATTTGTGTTACGCCATCAACCTGCGCATAAATTCTTTCTCCACTGGTTATAGAACCAGAAATAACATTTCCATCTTCCCCCTCAGTATTGGTGACTGTAAATCTTATTAAACTTCCAGCTGGAGGTTGATAACCAATTAATCCATTACCAAAATATACAATTACTCCAGCGTCACTTCTTCTGGCAACATACCCACGTTCAACAGCAGTCATTAAATATAAACTGGTGAATTCTGTATATAAATCAAACCCTGAACTTGTTGGTTCTTGAACCTCAACTATAAGACCTGCTATTTGACCTGTAAAAGGAACCTCTGTCTGAAAAAATTGATATTGCTGTAAATCACTTGGAACTTTTGTTTCTTGAACTGAAACTGAAATCTGACTCATTGTTAATACAAAAAATGCACTTCCATTTTCTATTAAAACAGGGATATCATATTTTCTTGAGCTATCTCTAGCCGTAACAGTTACACTTGAATTGTTTGTAACCGTGACGGTTGTTAAATAAGTTGTAAGAAAAGGAATCCCCCCAGTACCTTCGGCCTTCCATCCATACGGAATTGTAAACTCAACATTGTTAGAAGTGAATGTCAATGGCATTGTAAACAGAACGCTAGCCTGGCTGGATGTAGCAAATTTTGGAATATAACCCAAAAACGCTGAAAGATTATAAACGGATTCTGGAAGTTGTGCTTTCGTTAAGAAAAATTCTCGGTATGTTGATATTTGATAAAACATAAGATTACTAGTTAGAACAGAAAGAATATCAATAAGATAAGATAAGAATGAAGACTTTGTTAAATCGACGTTCTCCATCTCCAGATACAATCCAAGCTGTTCTATTAATGTACTCCGAATTTCATCTCTCGAAAGAAAGACTTCTGAAGAGGTTGGAAGTTCAGCCATTTTTTAACACCTCATACAAGGTAGAACCCGCTATTTTGATCAAATAGTGTTCTGCACCTAGCTCTTAAAGTTGCATTTTTTATTAACAATCGCGACAAATATTCTGCGTCAGGGATTGTGTATATTTTTTTTGTATAATCAAAAAATGTATAGGTATCATTTACTTGAGCATCGAGTTGATCTGTTGTTATGCTTTGCTCAACTTGAACCTTGAGTCTCCAAAATAACCGATCAGCATTAACAGATTTTTCAATTCCGGTTACGGTATAGACTGGATATACATCATTGGTTGGTCTTAGAAATGTTTGGTCTAATTTAAATTTATCATTTGGGAGAGGAGTAAATCCATAACTACTCGGAATAACAAATGAAGTTTGCCCTTCTTTAAGATATCCAAGTTCTGAACCATCGAATGAAGTCGTCATTTCTTCTGAAAAATAAACAGGAATTAGTAAAAATTTATTCCATCTAACTCCAGATAGTTCTCCAACCTTTTCGTATGCGCCGCTAAACAATTGCGTATCATCCCAAATTGTTTCGTCTACATCAATATGATAATAAGTTGTTAAGAAAGATACAGCATCCTTACTATATACATCATAGATCGATTTTTGAAACTCATAAATATATTCATATAATTTTTTATATTTTTGCATTATTCTTGTGTCCTTGTTAAGAAGTCAGCAAAAGTTGTATCATCAAAAATAACAGAAGTAGACCCGCGTGCTCCATTATATTCAGCTACGATTTCAATAGAATACCCTTTTCTATTTTGAAGTCTAGCAACACTAACATCAACAATTCTGGCCCGACTATCATATAGCCTTAAAACACCGACTGTTTCTTTTTGAATTCCTTCCACAGTTTTAGCATCAACAGGTTCAAACACATATTTGTATATATTGCTTCCATATTCTGGATCAAGTACATAGCTACCTTTCGGAGTCATAAGAATATTATTCCATGAGTTTAAAATAACCTGAAGGTCTGTTATTCTTTTAAAATCTCCTTTAGCTATAATTTTCGGGATATAATCAGCAAGCCTACCTTCGGAACCAATAACATCTCTTTTAAACTTGCCTATATAACTAGCCATATTAGAAGATCCTCGTTTTACCTTGTTTTGCTAAAATCATTTCTTGAATTGTTTTTTGTTTCTTTTCTTCTAAGTCATTTTTCCATTTAATATAATCGTAAAATGCTTTTACAGGCATGTTCATCGTTTCAGGATATGATTGATGTGACATATCCATCATTACGAAAACATTCTTCTGTAATATATCCCGATATTTAGAAATTACATCATAGTGTATACACCATACGAAAAAAATTGGCGACAAGGTCTAAGCTGATATTATCATCTTCACTACAATGAATACATCTTGAACGCATCTTCAGCTCAATACCATATTTTCCGAAATCTTCTCTGTATGCTTCGTGAATAACTCTTTTATCTTTAGCAGGCAAAGATTTATACGCATCAATGATATCTTCTCTTTCGCTATAAATAATTGGATCTGATGTTTCTTGTGCTTCTTCGAATTTTTCTAAGATTAATGTTTCAGTTAGAATATCCGAAGAAACATTAGGTTTAAGAGATAGCGCTTTCAAGGCCATAAGTTCATCAAACAAAGTTGGTTGTCTGACATATGCTGTAACAGTGTTTGTTACTGGTAAAACAACCTTGACTTTCTTGATAAGAATATCATCATTTGGATACGATGTATAGTTAAAAGTTTCAGACGCTTTAACAGTTATAGGATATTCTTTTCGGCAGGAAGAACAAGTGACATCATAATTCCGAATATCCTCGTAAGTTATATGATATAAACCATAAAGCAAAGCATCTCTATCTTTTAATGTTATTCTTTTTAGAAAAGATTCATAATCTTTTACTTCTTCTGGTTTACTTACAATAGAATCATAGATGCACTTGTTCAAATGTTCGTGAACTTTTGATGGAGTGACCAAGCTTCCTTTTAAATTTTCTTCCTCTTGAACTGTAAGAGAACGAATTGTAAAAGATTGCTTTGTATGCGGTGTTACAACTTCGTATTCGGGAAACTTAATGTTAAAACTTTTAAACATGATTTATCTCCTTTCTTTCGATTCTATAATTGTGCTAAAGAGGGAGTGAACTTCATCACTCCCTCTTTCTATGTTTGGTAATTATTATTACATCTTTCCTTTAATTTTTGCTACCTTTGCCATAACTGCAGCTTTACATTTTCTTGGATCTTTGGCTTTTGAACAAGCAGCACTTGCCTTCATAAGTGTCTGGGCTTGAGCAACAGTTGCTTTCTTTCTGAAGCCAGCAATACATTGTTCCTTAGCTGGACCCTTTTGACCTGCGCAAGCTTTTGCTGCTTTGCTGAAGAACTTCTTATAGACTTGATAACCGGCATAAGCGATAAGAGCTGCTAGAGCCGCTGCGCCCACTCCCATACCAGCTGGTGTTTGAGCATACTTAACAATGACATTAGCAACATCACTACCCTTTTGAAGAGCTGAGTCTGCCATGTCTTTGATTTTGTCAAGAAGGCCGTGCCCAGCTTGTGGGTTAAACGAACCTTGTGGTGTCAGAGCATATTTAGATTCTGGAGACCCACCCATCTCTCTTCCGGTAAATTCATTTTCTGGCGGTGCATTTTCTTTCTCTGATGCTTGACTCAGCGTTGATTGATCTTTCCGTGCTTTTTCAGCATCTGTCATGGAATTTTGTTCTCTAACAGCTGCAAAAAACTCCAATACTGGCTTTTGTGTTGACAGTCTTGGAAAAACTGAATCAACTTCATGAATGAAACTATTCAAAGCACCTTCACCAATAACCTGGGAAAGAGGCCCAAAGTTTTTCATCACTTGCTCTTTCAGATTACTGAAAAGAATTTTCTCTCCCAGTGCTGAATGCTTTACTGGAGGAAGTTTGCCTGTCATCAGAAGCCCCATAATTTCAAAATCTGATGCATCATTGTAAATGTACTCAACCAAACTGTTCTTGGCCTTTGATCCTGAAGCCTGAATCATCTCTGCTAAAGTTGATCTGGCTGCAAGTAAAAACAAAGTTGAATTATCATAATTTTGTCTCTCTGTAATAAACATAGTTTTTTCTCCTTTATTATTTTTGATTTTTGACTAAAAAAATTTAGCCAATGCTAGAAATAGCAGTACCGTAACGCTCGATAACATCTGTTTTAACTTTAAAAATTTCTTCCGCATACTCTTGACATTTTTCTTTCACCCAATCTTCATGCCATACATAATCTAAGCTAAATTCAATTTCGGTGTCTACTCTACCAACGGTTTCAACATCACTTGTAAATAAATCCTGTGGATCTTTTGTTGGAAATACACCATCATACGCTGCATAATATTCAACAGTTTTTGCATCAGGAGCAGTAGTCCAATAATATACAAGACCGGCATATGTTGCTTTTGTATACCCTGATAGAGTCTCTGTATCGATAAGATTCGATGTTCCTGTTCTATAATCACGAATCATCTTAATCCAACCATGCATAATTTTGAGAATTGGTATTCCATTGAATTCAAGAAATTTCATAGAAACAGAGTTGCCATAATCTATATTTCCAGGGACGGCCCATTTAATACCTCCAAGCCCGGTAAACTCAACTTTGTTTAGGGTTCCGCCAGGAGGAGTTACAGACAAACAAGATCCTGTTAAAATCTTTCCGATATCAGCGTTGTTATCAAACCCAGCGTACTGATATAGAAAAGGTGGAAGCCGAGCAAACCATATAAAATGGTATCCGCTAAGATAAGGATCGGCAGTTCCCACAAGTGTACCACCAAAATTTCTAGACAATAAATTGTTTGCTACATTGGCAAATGAATTCTTTAATGCCATATCATATCCTCCTGTTAATTATGGAAAACTTTAAGTTTCCATAACTCAAAATCCATAAACTTCTAAGTACAATCTTATTACTATTTTGTTCCGCATTTTAATGTTTTTATACTCTAATTTTTCGGTGTAGCGCCACTCCCCATAACCTTTATAATGATATTTTTATTTTGTTCTCATTTTTTCTCTTTAAGTTCATATGCTGTTACATCTATATATATTAATCTATGTACCAGTTTTTTATTTCACCTTTTGAAAGGAGAGTGTTGTGATAAAACTAATTAAAACAGAAACTTATTGTATTGAATTCCACACCGACACTGGTCTCGAATTAACTTATGGAATAAATGGATACAAAGATCCAGAAGTTTTAGAATTTCC